GTTTTATGACTGTATGAGCAGTTAAAATACTTTTTTGGCTGTGTGCTAATTAACTTTATATTATGAAAAAAGAAACGATTAAAATTTATAAACGGCTCACAGCTTGGTTAGAGGATGCCAATAAATACAAACAACCAGATAATGAATTATTAGAAGTAGCCGCCAACGTGAAACACGAAATAGATATACTACAAGCTTATATAGACAAGAACGGCACTACATATGAGGCAATTAGTAGAACTGGCGAAGTGATGCACAAGCACAGACCACAGCACCAACAGCTAGTAGATGCACGCGCGCGATATCTTATTATTTTACGCGATCTAGGATTAACACCAGCAGCACGCGATAAAGTAAACCAAGTAGAAAGCAACGATAATTTATTAGATAATTTACTGCAGAGTAAATGAAACACGCCGCGCATAAATATGCTTTAGATATAGTTGCAAAAAAAGTAACTGCAGGTAAGTACACTATTTTAGCTTGCCAACGATATTTAAACGATTTAAAAAACGCAGATAAAAACGGCTGGATATTTGAACAAAAAACCGCCGAAGCCTATATAAATTTTTTTACTAAAACCTTAGTACATACTGTAGGACAGCACAGCGGACAACCATTTAAGCCGCTACCTTGGCAACAGTTTATATTATGGAATTTGTATGGTTGGTTTAATAAAGATGGCAGCAGACGTTTTAGATATGGTTATATTTCAGTGGGGCGTAAAAACGGTAAAACAACTTTGATAGCTGGTTGCGCTTTAGCTGCTGCAATTTTTGATGAGGAGCAAGCAGGGCAAATATATTTTGCCGCTACAAAACGAGATCAAGCGCGCATAGGTTTTGAAGAAGCAGCACGAATGGCAAGTAAAAGCCCAATTTTAAAAACAGTATGCACAGTAAATAAGCACGATATATATATAGAAAGATACGACAGTAAATTAACTTACCTAAGTGCAGATAGCCGCAGTTTAGATGGTTTAAATGCTAGTTTTTGTGCTATAGATGAATACGCGTTTCATAGAGATGATAGCGTAAGTAATGTACTGCGTAGCTCAATGCAAGCGCGTAAAAACCCTTTACATTTAACCATTACTACTGCAGGCACTTTTAAGGGCGCGTGCTATGAATTGCAAAAAACAGTAAAACAAATTTTAGACGGCACAAAGCAAGACGCGGCGCAATTTGGTATTATATATGAATTAGACGAAACCGATAACTGGCAAACACAAAAAAACTGGATTAAAGCTAATCCAAGTTTAGGCGCAACAATAACTAAAGACAGTTTAAAAAAACAATTTATACAAGCAAAAAATATAGGCGGCTCATATCAAACCGAGTTTAAAATAAAACATTTAAATACGTGGGTAAGTGCTAGCAAAACTTGGATACCTGCTGAAATGTGGCAAGCTAATAAACAAGATAAAGACGTAAGCGGCTTAACTTGTTTTGCAGGTTTAGACCTTGCCAGCGTAAGCGATTTAACAGCACTTGTTTTATTATTTAAAGAAAATGATATATACCACGCACGCGGCTTTTATTGGTTGCCTAAAGAAACTTACGAAGCTGAGTTATTAAGTGATCCTGCGCACCCATACAGCAGATTTATAGAGCAAGATAATTTTATATTAACAGAAGGCAACGTTACAGATTATGCGTATATAAGAAAATTAATAACAGGCGTAACGTACACGCCAACAGGCGAAACGTACAGCGAAGATAATTTATTAAACAAACACGATTTAAAGCGCATAGCTTATGATAGGTACAACAGTACGCAAATAGCTATAGACTTAACAAACGACGGCGCACCGCTTGCGCCTTATGGACAAGGTTTTGTGAGTATGTCTGCGCCTACAAAACAATTAGAAGTATTAGTAAGAAGCGGCAAGCTAAAACACGATGGCGATAAGGTATTATCTTGGAGTTTGCAAAACGTAGAACTAAGAACGGATGCCGCAGGCAATATAAAACCAGATAAAGGCAAAGCCGCAGGCAAAGGAAGGCGGCAAAACAAGATAGATCCTATAGTTAGTTTAGTTATGGCACTAGGTGAAAGTATGAAAGAAGCGCCAGAATTAGACGATAACGCATTAAAAGTTATAGCGTTTTAGATTTTTTTTATTTTTTTTTACGCTGTAAACACCAGTAAACACTAGCAAAACTAAATTACTTTATAAATACATTGTAAACTATAGTACACAATTAAAATAGTTGTTGTATATTGCGGTATAGTTCTTTGTTTATGAGTGCCGAGGGTAGCCGACTAACACCACGCTAAAGTAGTTAGATACATTAGAAACTAGCAAAATAGGTAGAGAGTTTTAAAGACTGAGCGCAAGTAGTAACACTTATAGACAAAGAACTTTAATTAATAATTAATAATATGGAAGATTTAAAATGTGAATTTTGCAAAAGAATTATGAATGAAGAAGAACATAATTTCTGTGATATTTGCGGAGAATGTAGAGAAGAAAACGAACAATAAAAACACACAAAATATGACTAAATACGAAAAAGCCGCAAGCGCGTTAAATGATTTGCAGCCAGAATTATTTATAAATTTTGTTGTAAAGAAAAAAACTTTAATAGGTGCGGTACTTAATAAAAGTGTAGATAAGATAAACTACATAGTATTTAACGCAGAAAAAGTAGCAATGTTAGCGCGCGCATATGATTTAACATTAGGTATTAAAATTTGCCCTTATGGCAGCAGCAGTGTTGAAACACTAACAACCAAAAGTCATTATAATTTATATAAAGCAAAAAAAATAAATTATAACTCGCGTAAATAAATGTACATATTACCTTTGTATGTTCAATAGAAGTAATTAAGTGAACATAATCACCTAATAGCATAACCAAAAGTGAACATAGATTAATAGTAAGGTCTTACCTGATTATAAGACTACAAATAACAAAACTAAAAGCGAACATATTAATAATACTCTATCTTTGCTTTATGAATAATTACGAAAAAGTATTAGCATATTTAAACCAGCAAGAAGAAACAGAAGTATTAAGCAGCGAAACAGAAAACGAAACGATACATATATCATTAAGAAAAAAAGGTAGAAATATTACAGTAAGTTTAAATAATACAGATGTAATAAATATAGCAGCTTTATACATAGAATAAAGTACACAATACATATAAAATACTGTACAAGTTTTTATATTTGCTTTATATGTTTGAACGTATACGCAATTTATTAAAGCGCAGCACGCAAATAGCTTACACTGGCGGCAACTGGGTAAGCCTAAGAGCTGCAGCAACAAAAAGCGGCAATTATTTAGATGCAGAAGGCGCACTAAGTGTAAGCACTGTTTACGCCTGTATTTATAAAATAGCCTCGACGCTAGGCACTTTACAGCTAACAACGTTACGCGAAGAAGGCACAGGCAGTACACCTGCTTTAGAATTAGATTTATTTAATATACTAGCTAGGCAACCAGATGAGGGCGTCACAGCGTCTTACTTTTGGGAGCAGCTCACAGCTAATATGCTATTGCACGGTAAAGGCTATGCTTTAATAATTAGAAGCCCAGATACAGGCGCAGTACAGCGCTTAGAGTTTATACCTACAAAACACGTAAAGCAATTAGAATACGAAGGCGCGCCAGTGTTTCAGGTAAAAGGAATAGACGGCGTAGTATTTAATGACGACATTTTATGCATACCGTATCTACTTGGCGCAAGTCCTATAGAGTTACACAGCGAAACAATAGGATTAGCAAAAGCCGCAGAAGCTTACGCCGCAGAATATTTTAATAATGGCTCTATTATGACGGGCGTATTGTCTAGCGATCAACCATTAAAAAAAGAACAATTAGACATAGTGCGCAATTCGTGGAATGCAAGCAGCGCAGGCAATTTAACACGCGTACTGCCTGCAGGTTTTAAATATGATAGAATTGCTTTGAGTCCAGATGAGGCACAAAACATTGAAGCACGTAAACTAAGTGCAGAAGATATAGCGCGTTGCTTTAACGTGCCAGCGGCATTAATTGGCTTAGATGGCAATTTAACTTACAACAATACAGAGCAAGCAGGCATATTTTTTGCAAAACATACTATTTTACCAATAGCGCGCAGGATCGAACAAGAAATAGAAAACAAACTACTTACACCAGAACAACGCAAAAGATATAGTGTAAGGTTTAGTATTGATGATTTAATGAGGGGTGATCTAAAAACGCGTGCAGATTATTATAACACCTTATTACAAGCTGGCGTATTAACGCCAAACGAAGTTAGAAAATTTGAAAACTTACCAAGTGCAGAAGGCGGCAACGTTTTACGAGTGCCAGTTAATGTAATAAGCGCTGATAAATTCGAGGCTTACAGCGAAAAAATAAGCAGCAAAGAAATTAAAAACAATGGCTAAAGAAGAAACAACACGCGAAAAAGTAGGCGAAATAGACGGCGTACCTGTTTTTACAACTAAAGCAGAAGCGCTAACAGCGGCACGCGCTTTAGGGTGCAGCGCTACGCACGAAAAATTAACAGATACAGGTGAAATTATATATATGCCGTGTGCAGATGGTGAAGATAAAAAAAGCGACTTTAGAAGCGCAGAAGGCACAGTACAAAAAAGAACACTAAGTAAAGAGATTGAATTAAGGCAAGAAGAAGAAGGCAACACAATTACAGGTTATGCAGCCGTATTTAATACTATAACAGATTTAGGCACGTTTAGAGAACAGATAGCACCAGAAGCATTTAACAACGTTTTAGAAAATTCACCTAATACAGTTGCTTTAATAAATCACGATCAAAATTTAATTTTAGGTAGAACAACAAGCAACACACTAAAATTAAGTGTAGACGATATAGGCTTAAAATATGAACTTAAATTAGGCAATCAATCGTATGCAAAAGATTTAGCAGAAAGTATGCGTAGAAACGACTTGAATCGCAGCAGCTTTGCTTTTACTATTGAATCTGAAACGTGGCAAGAAAATGTAAGAACTGTAAACGAGGTGCGCGGCTTATACGATATTTCTATAGTAACTAGCCCTGCATATAAAGAAGCAACAGCAAGTATAAGAGCTGCAGCAGAAGTGCCAGCAGCTAAATGCGGTTGTACGAAAAAAAAAGAAACAAAAAAAAGAGCTGCTGCAAGCTCTGCAAAACTAGCGAAATTGCCGCAAACAAATAATAATAAATATTTAACAATGAAGAACAGCGACCAGCTAAAAAGTTTGCGAAGCAATAAGCTAACTGAACTTAACGCGCTTGTAGAAGTTGTAGTTGCAGAAAACCGCGACTATACAGAAGCAGAAATACAACGTCAAGAACAACTTAATAAGGATGTTGCCGAGCTAGACAACAGCATACAGCGCGCAGAAACAACAGAAGCAAATGTAAAAAGATTTGCAAACGTAGAAGCTACAGCGCCAAAAGGCGAAACAGTAGAAAAAGAAAAAATGCAAAGCGGATATAATTTGCAACGCGCTATAAGCGATGCTGCGCAAGGCAGGCTAAGCGGAGTAGAAGCCGAGATGCATCAAGAAGCATTACGCGAAGCTAGCGCCGCTGGCATTCAATTACGTGGTAATTTATGCGTGCCAAGTTCTTTTATTAATCAGCGTAATGTATACGGCAATGACGCAACTTTAGGCGGCGTAAATGATGGCGTAAGCACAACAAGTACTAGCGCCTCACCATTATTTGAAGCTTTGCGCCCAACGCCAATTATTGAGAGTTTAGGAGCAACACAATTAACAGGCTTTGTAGGTGATATAAAACTCCCATCTATGCCAACAGATGCTGCAAGCCAACCAGCGGAAGGCGCTGCAGCTACTTCTATTACTGGAAGTATGGAAGGTAAAACACTAAGCCCTCAAAGATTTGCAAGCCAGATTATTTTAACTAAAGAGGCTTTAAACCAAGCTAACGGCAATATGTCGGATGTAATTGCGCGCGATTTTGGTAACGCTATTGGTAATGCAATTGATTCTTGGGCGTTTGCTAGAATTGCTGCAGGTACTGCAGGTTTTACAGCCTCAAAATTAACGCCTACAGATGGCGATTTAGCAGACGCAGCAGGAACGTTAGTTAAAGCAACAGAAACCGCTACAAATGATTTGGCAGGCACTAGCGTAACCGATGTTATAAATTTATGGCAAACAATTAGCAGTAATTACGATGTAAAAGACGGCAAGTTTGTTATGTCTCCATTAGTTGCAGGAAAATTAATGAGATTATCACAAGTAACAAACGGGCAGCCTATAATGACAGGCAATATATGTATGGGATATGATGCAATTTTTACTGGCAATATGCCGCAACTTAATTTAACAAACGTCCACGCGGATGCTATTTTAGATGGGGGCGCATCAGATGTAGATATGGGTAACGTAGATGCAGAAATTTTGATGTTTGGCGACTTCTCACACCTTTTTTATGCTACTTGGGGGGGTCTTTCGCTTACGGTGGACCCATTTTCAGGGGCAACAGAAGGTAACGTAAAAATAGTAGCGGATCAGTATGCAGACGCAAATTTAAGAACGGCAAGGGCTATTGGCTTTATGGCTGCTGCTAATGCAACTATTGCAGGTGCAGACTCGTAATATATAAATAGTACACTATAAGAAAGCGCAGCAGTTATGTTGCGCTTTTTTTTTCTTATCTTAGCAAACAAACATTTATATTATGCAAGATTTTTTGATTAATAATTGGTTAGAATTACTTATAGCTTTTTTAGCTTTTTTAAAAGTAGTATCAAACCTTACGCGAACTGATGTAGATAATAAAATATTTTCTATTATTGATTTGGCTATAGATTATTTAATACCACCAAAAAAAAATAAAAAATAATGGCAATAGTAAGTGTACAAAATACAGAAACGCCAGATTTTAGCACAGTAATAAGTACAGCAGATTTAAAAGCGCATTTAAGAGTAACGCACAGCGATGAGGACAGTATTATTAATAGTTACCGTACTGCAGCTTGTCAATTTGTAGAGAATTATTGTAATACGCGCTTAACAGATCACACAGTAAATTTTTACGCAAATTATTTTAGCTCTGTTATAGAACTAACTTTAGCGCCTTGCATTAGAGTTAATAACGTAAAATATAGCACAGCAAAAGGCGCAGCATTAACTACGCTGTCAAGTACGCAATATTATACCGAAACAAATAGAAACCCAGCAGTAATTAAATTTATGACTGCGCCAAGTGTAAATACAGATGATATTGCTCCTATTGTTATTAATGCGGATATAGGATATAGTACAGCGCCAGAAGCTTTAGTACAGGCAGTGCGATTTTTAGTTAGCCACTATTACGAAAACAGGCAAGCCGCAGAAGTAGCAAAAATAAAGGAAGTGCCAATTGGCGTTTTTTCTTTAATGGAGGCTTACCGCACAATTTCTTTTAAATAATGCGTATTGGTAAATTAGACAGAAAAATAACTATAAAATTTTTAAGTAAATCTCAAAATGATTTTGGCGAAGCTGTGGCAAGTTATGGCAGCGATTTTACAACGTGGGCGCGCATAGATTATAAAATAACAGGAGCTAACGAAAACGAAGAAGATAATTTAATTAAAAGCGTACAACGTGTAAATTTTTTAATCAGATATTGTACAAATGTTGCTAGCATAACAAGTGCAGACAGAGTAGTATATAATAGCCAAAATTACGACATAGAAACAGTAATTGAACTAGGCAGAAATACTAGTTTAAAACTTATGTGTAAATTACTAGAGTAATGGCAAGTAAATACGATGTACGAGGATTAAAAGAGCTGCAAATAAATTTAGAAAAAGTTAGCCGATTTTGTCATAAAACAGACAACCAAGCTAAAGCGATACACAAACGCCACGCAATGAATTTAAGCCGCCAGCTAAAAAGGCGTATTAAATCATATAGTAAAGATATCGTAGTACAAGGTAAAAAGCGTAGTAAAACAGTAGTAGAAAAAGGAACGTATAAACGCAGTATAGGATTTTGGCAGCCTAAAAATACGCGAGTTGATCACGTATATATGATAGGTGCAAGGACAGGTACAAAGGTACAAAGCCGCCGCGATGCTTGGTTTCAATTAATAGTTGAGCAAGACAAGCAATTTATAAAAGGCAATAACAGGCATAAAGGATTAATAACTGCTTTTTTAACTGAGGCTGTGCCAAAAATGGAACGTAAAATATTACAAGATTATAAAAAGCATTTAAAAAATATAATAAAATGAACTGGCACAAAGGTATTAAAGCTCTATTAAATGCAGAAGCAACTATAAATACAGATGTTGGCGCGCGAATCTTTCCATTAGTTGCACCAGCGGCAACAGTTACGCCGTATATAACATATGAAGTAATAGGCGCAACGGTAAGCAACACAAAAGAAAACCCTCAAGTACATTTAAGCAGTGTAGAAATTGTAGCCTATTGCGATACTTACACTATCGCTGCAGAGCTAGGCACAAAAATGATAAACGCAATGAAGCATAAAAGCTGGAGTAGTGGCACTTTATCAATAGATAAAGTATTTATAAAAGACCAAAATATTGAGAGGTTAGAAGATCCAACGCGCTACGCGTTTGTATTAGAAGTTAATTGTTTTGTACCTTACAAATAAATTAAAATGGCAATTATTAAAGTAACATTATTAAAAGGCTGGGAGCATCCAGCAGGCGTAAAAATGAAGGCAGGCGAAACAATAAAAGTTTTGCCAACTTTACGAGATGAATTATTAGAAGGTGGGTATATTGCAGCACCTAAAAAACAAGCAAAAAAAAATATTAAAAAATAAAATAAAATGGCAGTATTTAACGGCACTAACATAGCAGTAACTCTCGGCGGTACTGCGGTTGCACACGCAACAGAATGTAGCTTGAGTTTAAACCAAGAAACAATAGAAGTTACGACAAAAGATAGCAGCGGTATGCGTGAATTGATACCAGGCTTAAAAAGCGGTTCAATAAGTATAAGCGGCTTGCAAGAAGTTGCAGGCAGCGCAGGCGTAAAAGCATTAGCAGGAGCAATGAACACTGGCGCTGCAGTAGCTTTAGTTTTCGACCAAGTAGAAACAAGCGGCGAAAAATGGACGGCTAACGGGATTTTAACAAGTTTAGAGCTTGCAGGCGGTACAGAAGATGCACCAACATATAGCGCAAGTTTTGAGCTTACAGGAACAATAACTAAAGCCTCTACATAATATGCACGAAATTGTAATAGATGGCGTAGCGTATCCAATACGCTATAGTTTACGAGCTTTAAAAAAGTTTGAGCAAAAAACTAAACTAAGTGTATTTCAACTGGGGCAAGCCTCAACGATGACTGCAGACGCTATGAGCTGGCTAATTTATGTAGGCATTGTAGATGGTTGCGCATTTGAAGATATAGAGTTTAAAAAGTCATTAGCTGAGTTAGAGCCGTATATTGATTTGCGCCACGTTACAGAAGCCGTAGCAGCATTACAAGAGTATACAGGCGAAGGCGAAAAAAAAAGCAAGGCGAAGAAGCCGTAAATTGGAAAGAGTTAATAGGGGCTGGCGTAGGTATTTTACGTTTAGCCCCTAAAGACTTTTGGAGCTTAACACTAGGCGAAATATTCACAGCTTTAGCCGCCTACGGCAAGCAGCAAGATTGTAGGCAGCAGGCAAGCTGGGAGCGTACAAGATGGCTAGCCACTATACTATTACAACCGCATACAAAAAAAGGGCAAAATTTAACGCCCGAAAAATTGGCGCAGTTCCCGTGGGAAAAAAGAGATTTAAGTAAAGAGTTTAATAAAGAAAAATTAGCAGAAAATATAAAATACGCCGAAGAAAATAATTATCTTAGCTTTAAGTAATGAATATAGGAAATTTAATCGCAACAATAGGCGTAGACGCTAGAAGCTTAGATAAAGGTTTAGGGCAAGCACGCCGAAAATTTAAAAGCTTTGGCAAAAATACAAAGCGTTTAGGTAAAGATTTAAGTATGGGGCTTACTGCGCCCTTAGCCGCAATAGGCGTTACAAGTTTTCAAGTAGCTGCAAGCTTTGAAGAAAGTATGGCAAAAGTTAAGGCGGTAAGCGGCGCAACAGCGGCGCAGTTTGCAGCTTTAGAAAGTGAAGCTTTAAAATTAGGCAGTAGTACACGTTTTACCGCCTCTGAGGTTAGCGGCTTACAAGTAGAGTTTGCTAAACTTGGTTTTTCTAGCGAAGAAATTAATAAAGTTACCGCATCTACTTTAGCACTTGCACAGGCTAGCGGCTCAGATCTTGCCACAAGTGCAGAAGTAGCAGGCGCAACGCTGCGCGGTTTTGGTTTAGATGCTAGCGAAACAAGCAGGCTAACAGATGTAATGGCAAGCAGCTTTAGTAATACTGCTTTAGATATGGGTACTTTTGCAGATTCTATGAAGTTTGTGGCACCTGTAGCAAAGGCAGCAGGTTTAAGCATAGAAGATACCAGCGCTATGCTAGGAACTTTAGCAAACGCAGGTATAAAAGGCAGCCAAGCAGGTACAGCGTTAAGGCGTATTATTTCAGAACTTGGCGCAACTGGCGGCGATGTTAGCGGAGCTATAAAAAAGCTAGCTACAGAAGGTTTAAACCTTGCAGATGCCAAAGACGAAGTAGGTAGAAGCGCGCAAAGTGCGTTACTAATATTAAGTAAAGGCACAGAAACAACAGAAAAACTAGGCAATACATTTAGAGAAAGTGGCGGCGCTGCAGCAGAGATGGCAGCAATTATGGATAACACTGCAAGCGGAGGGCTTGCGCGTATGCGTAGCGCTATAGAGGGCGCTCAAATAAAAATAGGTAAAGAGCTAGCGCCTACAGTTATGAAGTTGGCAGGTTTTTTAGAAAGCGCCGCAAGCGCTTTTTCTGGTATGAGTAGCAGCACACGCACTTTTATTGTAGCTGCAGGCGCAGTAGCAGCGGCGCTAGGTCCTTTACTAATTATTTTACCAAGTATTGCAAGCGGTGTTAGTGCTTTGCTTGCCGCTATTGTTTCGCCAATCGGTTTAATTGTAGCTGCTGTAGCTGGTTTAGTAGCTGCGTTTTTTTACTTCTGGGATGATATAAGAAAACCTCTAACAAATGCAATAAACGCCGTTATAAGTTTATATAATGAAAATGAAAATGTAAGAATTGCTGTTGAGCTATTTAAGCAAGCCTTTGTAGCTGCATTTACTATTATACAACAATACGTAATGAATGTAGTAAATAGTTTTAAAATATTATTTAGGGCTATTAAAACTGCTTTTACAGATGGTTTTAAAGCTGCAGGCGAAGTTATTACAGACGGCTTTAAAGATATAGTGCAAGACACTGCAGAAGCAGGCAAAGAAATTTACGAAGGTTTTGTTGATGCTATAGAGAGAGGCAAGAAAAAAGAGCCTGTAGAATTAGTTACAGAAGATGATTTAGACAGGGCAAAAAATAAGATTTTAAGTTTAATACCAGCATTAAACTTAGGCGGCGGCGGCGGCGCTGGCGCTAGCACAGGCGGCGGCACAACTAGCACAACAACACCTGTTTTAAATCAAGGCAATACAGGCGGTTTAATTATGCCATCTGCAGTTATAGACGACGCAACAGCCAGTATGCAAAATTATAATAATGAAGTTGCGTTAAGTGTAGATCTTAGTTCAAGCGTAGCTAATGGCTTAGTAGATATTGGCAACAGTATAGCTGCTTTAGCTGCTGGCACAATGACTTTTAAAGGTTTTATAGGTAGTATTCTAGGCGCGTTAGGCGATATGTTGCAACAAATAGGCGCAGGTTTTATAGCAGCCGCCGTAGCTGCTAGCGCGTTTTATGCAAATTTAATAGCTAACCCAGTTGCAGCCGTTGCCGCAGGTATTGCACTAGTAGCAGCAGGCGCAGTTATACGAGGATTAGGCGCAAAGATGGCAGAAGAACCGCCGCAAATGGCTGAGGGGGGAATGGTTTTTGGAAGGTCTCTAGTAGAAGTTGGCGAATATAGCGGCGTAAAAAGCAACCCTGAAGTTATTGCACCTTTAGACAAGCTAAAGAGCTATATAGGCGGCGGCAATAATGTAACTGTAGAAGGAGTTATAAGGGGCAAAGATATATTTTTGTCGCAACGTAATACAGCGCGCGATGTATCATTATTAAAAGGCGTTTAAATGAATGCTACAACACAAGCACGCGCACAATACCGTAGCAAGTTTGGCAACTATAGATACGAAATAGATATTGTAGACACCGCAGAAGCTACAGAAAATATACGAGCTTATGAAATTACTCACGAAGGTTTAATATTTAATTACGAAACGGATCAAGAAAATATTTATGAAGCTATAGTTAGTGGCACGGCTACTTTTACGCTAGTGTGTACAACGCAAGCGCAAGTAGATTTTATAAGAACTATAGCAGAAGAAACAACAGGCGGTAAATATGGCATAATTTTAAAACGTGGTAACGACAATTTTACTCCTACAGTTATTATGTGGGCTGGAGTGATAGTATCAAACGAACTTACTTTTAATGATAATTTACCGCAGCAAATAACTATTAAAGCTACAGATGATTTAGGATATTTAAACGACGCGCCGTATTTACAAAGTGACGGCACACGATACACAGGAGAGGCAACACTAACACAGCACTTTATAAATGCATTATCTAAATTGCGAAGTTGGTTTTATTGGGGTGATTTTATAGATATTGGCGGCACCGATTATTATAGTATTTTATTAAGTTTAGGCAAAAATTTAATACCTAGCTCTTACAGTAGTGCGGGTGCGGCTGTAGATTTATTTGACGAAACAAAATTAACACACGTTGCATTTTATGATAATGAAGATACGCAAGGAGCTAAAACCTGTTTTTATGTATTAGAACATATTTTAAAACATTTTAACAGTACTTTATATTTAGATATTACTCACGGCGCAGGCATTTTTAATTTACAGCCCGTTGGCGCTCTAATAAAATATGCAAACGATGGCACAAATTTAAGCGGGTATATATATCGTAGTAATGGCGTTGTAAGTAATACAGCGCCTAGCGTTTTTTTTACACAAAGCATTACTAATGATGCAAGCAATAAATACAGGTTAAGCGGTGGGCGTTTTAGCTATACTTTGCCATATAAAACAGTTACAAGGGAGGTTAAATGGAATGCAACACAATGGTTATTTCAAAATACTTTAAATTCACACAGTGATTTTTTTACAACAATTAATCACCCAGTGCAGGCGTTTAGTCTTGGCGATCAATTAAGAGTAGTAGCGCCGTTTTATTTTCAAGTTACGGGCGTACCGACTGCAGAAGTATTATATAATGCAGTAACAGGCAGCACAGCAGAAGCGCCGTTAAATTATCATATAGGGCGTATACGCGTTAAAATACAAATGCAATTTGTTATAGCTGGCGCAAATGATATATATGTAAAACGCGCTTTAACTTCTGGCAATGCTGTGCCAATTTTTGAAACGTTTGGCGATACTCCAGAAGCTAGCTTACCAATTTCATATACAGATTTAGCACCGCAAGAACAAGTATCTTTAGTAGCAGATGGCAACGCCTATGCATATGCACAAATTAGTGAGCCTTATGATATAACTTTAGATCAAACAGTTAGTGTTCCAATTGATTTTATTATACCTGCATTAACAGCTAACACAGACAGCGTAAAAATATATATAAGTATAGAACAAATTTTATCAACTGGCGCAATAGCAACACACACAGACGGCACTAATTATATTTCGTTAGTTACAAACCCATATGGCAGCTATAGAGTGTTTCCTTTTAACGGTTTTGATTTAGACAGCGGACAAACTCACACAGCACTAAACGCAGGAGATTACAGAAAAACATTAGATTTAGGAACTAGTGAAATACACGACAACGGGCAAAGCTCAAATTTTGGAGCTTTAAAATTTAGGCAAAGTAGCGGAGCATATGCACACGAAGTTACAGGCTATACGAGCAGCATACAAAGTAGCAACACAATGCCAGCGGCTAAACTTTGTGTACAAGAAGCGGCGCACGTATACGGCAAAGCTAGATTTACATATGAAGGTGAATTAATAAAAATTCAACCAACTTTTAGAGCTATGTATACTTTAGTCGATGGATCTAAAACTTATAAGTTAAAAGCTTTAAGCATAGAATATAGAACAGGCACAGAGGTTACAAATGTTATTTTAATGGAAGTGGGCGCACTGGCTAGCGACCCAACAACAGACATAGAGGATGATTTTACTCCACCACCAACGCCACCACCACCAACGCCAGATAGCATTGTAAGAATGTTAACCGCTAATACTACTTTAAGCCAAGCATCTGCGCCAAGTATTGCGGCAAATAATCAGATTGTAGGCGAAGATAGAAGCAGCCAAACAGGCGGCAAGTTATTATATATAGACGCAAACGGAGTTATACAAAATATTGCAGATGGTTCTAGTAATCAAATGTTAAAAACAAATGGCAGCGGCGTTATAAATTGGGCAACATTTAGCGGCGGTTCTGATGGCTGGCACGGCAGCACAGCTTTATTAAAGGTTATGCCAAGTGAATTTATAATGAATGATGATTATAATAGGGCGCCCTCACCAATAGAAGATGATACAGCAGATACATTAGGTATTAGAGCGCCTTCAGATGTTATAGAGCTTTATGCGTTTATAACTATACCAACTTTATTTAAAGCAACACACGTACAAGTTTACGCCAGCGCCTCTACAAGCTCTGCTGTAACTGTGTTAAGTTTTAACCAAACCAGCGGCGCAACTGTAAGTAAAGGCACGGGCGATTTTAACAGCGCTATAGATATTACAGATATAACAAGCAGCACTACAGCAAACGTAGTTATAAAAATTGCGCCAGCAAGTACAGCAACTGTAATTTACGGCGCAGATATAACAATCACAGCGGTTTAAAATGAAAGAGTATAACACTATAGTATTGCACTGCAGCGCCACACCGCCAAGTATGGATATAGGTAAAATAGTAATAGATAAGTGGCACAGGGCGCGCGGCTGGTCTCAAATTGGTTATCATTACGTTATTAGAAGATGCGGTAAAATAGAACAAGCACGCCCAGTATATATACACGGCGCACACACAAAAGGGCATAATAGAAATACAATAGGGGTTTGTTATATAGGCGGCGTAGACGAAAACAATAAACCAGAAAATAATATAACAGGAGAACAAAAACAAAGCTTTAAAAGACTCACAGAAGCTTTACGGCTTACGTTTGGCACTTTAAATATTAAAGGGCATAGAGATTTTAAAGGAGTTAAAAAAAGTTGCCCTAGTTTTGATGTATGCGAAGTTTTCGGCTATGATTTTTGTAATGAGTAAAAAAATTAAAGATACTTTATTAGGCAAATTTTTAAAAAAGCGCGCGCCAAGTATTGCAAGTGCTGTAGGTAATTTTTTGCCAGAAAAAGGCGCATTAGGTATAGTTAAAAACCTGCTAAAAAATAGTGATAAAGAAACGCAGCAAGAAGCAGAGATGTATTTAAATGTTGCAATACAAGAACAAGAAATAACAAAGCGATGGCAAGCAGATAGCAAACAAAGATTAAGTGCAGCCATACGCCCTGCAATAGTTATAGCAAGTTGCAGCGCTTTTTTTATTTTTACTGTGTTAGATAGTTTAAACTTTCTTGTGTTAAAACCTGCTTATATAAATTTATTAGAAAGCTTGTTATTAACTACTGTAGGCGGTTATTTTGTGTTAAGATCTGCGGATAAATACACGCAAAATAAATAATAAAAATGGATTTAACACAATATGAATTATTAATCTTAGCTGGTAGCTTAGTAGGAGGTTGGCTTAAATTTCAAGGAGAGTATAGCAGATTAGATGCGCGTGTAAAACTAGTAGAAAGCGATCACAACGAATTAAAAGCAGATTTAAAACATTTATTAAATGATATTCAAGAAATTAAATTATTATTAGCTAAGAACAAAGTTTTATAATTATATTTGCGTGTATTCATATACGTTTTTGGTTTTTTATAATTGATGTAATTAAGGCGCACTTTAAAAGGTGCGCTTTTTTTATGCTTAAAAGTTTATTAAAATTACTTTGTTAATTACTTAAACTGTTTTTTATTGTATGTTTAAAAGTAAGTGTATTAAGTTTGTTAAAATTATAAACAAATAAAAATAATGCGTACTGTATACCCACCTAAACCAGCTAAAAGCTTTGAAGCTTGGCTAAGATTTATAGAGGATCAAGTAAATACCACAAAAGAAAAAAGAGTAATAGAAGATTTTAAAAAAAGTATAATTAGAGCAAGAACTAAAAAATAATTTATAAATATGGTAAATTCAACAATCAAACAACTAAGAGAAAATACGCGTACTTGGAACACGCCCAGCGGTGACGTTTTACACGTTCATAATGTACAATTAGAAAACGGCGTACAAGGTTTTGCGTTTGGTAAAAGCGAAATAGCGCCGTATCAGGTAGGCGATGCGGTACAATATGAGGCAAGCCCAACAAAAGACGGCACAAAATTAAAAATACGTAAAGAAAGCACGTACAATGCTGGCGCAGGCGGTTACAATTTAAGACCAAATGCAAATAAAGATAATAGAATTATGAAGCAAAGCGCTATGAAAAATGCGGTTGCGATAGTAGGCGAGGGCAAAAGCTTTAACGAATATACAAAAATAGCTGAGATGCTTATAAAGTGGTTTAATGAAGAAACAAGCACAAGCACAGTTAGCCAAGTAGAAACGCGCAACGAATTTGCAAATAATAACATACCGTTAAATGGCGGTTTTGAAGATAATACAACCTATTAATATATGAATTTAAAACCAGAAATAGAGCCGATTTTAGTACGTGCAGAATACGCAAGGAAAGCCGTAAAAAAATGTTTGCCCTTGTTTGGCGTTAAGTTAGAAAATTTACAATTAGATAAGCGCAGCAGAAATATAAGCGACATACGCAGCATTGTAATGCACGTACTAAGAGTTAATACAGGTTTAAGCTTGCAAGAAGTAGGCAGTATATTTAAGCGCGATCATAGCAGCGTAATACATAACGTGCGTAAGGTTGAAAATTTAATAAAAGTAGATAGGGGGTTTACGCTTACATATTTAGAAATAAAAGAAGTTTTATTGGATCATTTGCACTATCAATTACATATTAAAAACAATGAATAAAAAAAAATATTTACCTTTAAGCTTTAGCAGTTTAAAAGCTTTTAGCAACAGCCCTGCGCACTTTGTAGCATATAAAAATAAATTGCAGCATCAAACCCCTGCAATGCGTTTTGGTACTGCGGTACATAGTGCAACATTAGAGCCAGAAAAATTTGCAGAGGATTACAAAGTATTAGAAGTAAGGCGAGGCACTAAAGCTTTTAAAGAATTAGAAGAAAATAACCCTAATGTAACTTGGCTTACACAAAGCGAGCAAGACGAGATAAACAAGCTTAAAGAAGCCGTTTTAAGCCACGACATTGCAAGTAAATTACTAAAAGACTGTACAGCCTACGAACAAGAATTAAAAGGCAGTATAGGCGGCTTAACGTTTCGCGGTTTTGCTGACGGCGTAAGTAGCTCTTATGTTGTCGATTTAAAAACAACGCAAAAAGGAGCGCCCAGAGATTTTACTAATGATGCATACCGACAAAAATATCATATGCAAGGTTATATATACACAAAATTACTTAGTAAGCTATTAGGCAGAGATATTAACGAACATTGGTTAATAACTGTAGAAAAAAACAGCCCCTATATAGTAACGTGCTATAAACTCACTAAAGAGTATTTAAACGACGGTAAAGCAGAATTAGAACGGCTATTAGAAGATTTTAAGAAATGGAACGGCGAGCCTATAGGATATGATAAAAATAGCAATTTTGGGTATTTTGATTTAGACGTACCAAGCTGGGCGTTAAAATGAATTTAGAATTAAAAATATTTATAGTTGCATTAATGCTGCAGGAGCTATTAGATGAAACAGAAGGCAATAATAAATATAAATATAAAATAAAGTGGCATATAAAAGAGCTTAATAGATTATTAGATAATATTACAGGTGAAGTTATAGAAGATAATACAGTAAGTAAATTAATAACAACCAGTATAGGGCGTTTAGATCAGTATTTAGAAAAAGAACAGATAATAATATGAACGTAAGAAAAAAAGGCAAAAATTTTGAATTAAGAGTAGCGAAAAAGTTTGGCGAAGCTTTAGGCACTGAGCCAAAACGCAGCAGTTATTATGGTAAATATTGGGATGATAACGGCATAGATTTAATGCCAGAAGAAACAGCCCCTTTTTTAATACAATGCAAAGCCGTAGAAACGTCTAAATATTTACACGATACTTTAGCAAATATGTACCAAGATCGTACTAAATATAATGTCGTTGTACATAAGATAAACCGCCGACCTCCTGTAGCAATTTTAACTTTAGATGATTTTTTAGAATTAGTAGAGATGCTAAAAGCTAATAAAATAATATGAACGAAAAAAACGCAAAAATAATAGCTTTAATAATAGCTTGGTTTATTGGCGTTTTTACTTTAATTGCCGTGTGTAATGCATAGAGAGTTTAAAGGCGTTTGGATACCTAAAGAACTTTATTTATTAAAGCAGTTAAGCTGGATAGATAAGTTAATTTTAATAGAAGTAGACAGCTTTAGTAGTAATGAATTAGAATGTTTTGTTAGTAATGATCATCTAGCAGAGTTTACACAAGCAAGCGTAAGCAGCATAGAGAAAGCAGTAAGTAAATTAGTAAAAGCAGGTTATTTAACAAGAACACGTAAGAAAATTAACGGTAAAAGTACGCGTTTTTTGCTAGTAAATAGTAGCAGATTCTGCGACAAACTAACCATAAATACTGCTAATAATATTTCGCAGAATTTACGGACTACTAAATACAATATACTAAAACAAACTACTAAAACAAAGAAAGAAAGCAAACCCGTAAATATTACGGAATGTATAAAAACATTTATTGAGGTAAACAGTACAGAAACAGAAGCAATAAAATTTTATAATTATTACGAAGCTAACGGCTGGAAGCAAGGCAACGCCGCCAAAAGTATTAAAAATTGGAAAGCAGCCGCAAATAATTGGATCATAAGAGCAAAGGAATACAATCAAAAAAATATAGCAAATGGATACGACACCAGCAAAATTAATACAGACCGCCTTAAGCAATATATTAAGCAAGGGCGTTAGTAAGCTTACACCGCACGAAGCTTTTACACAAGGCTTAAACTTAAGAGCAACAAACAAAACGCACCCAGAAGAGGTGCGGCACGTACTTTTAAATATGGTAGGTGATCTTTGTAAATTTATTGACGCTAAAAGAACTTTAACTACAGACGAAGATTTAATATTTACTGTAGAATCAATATTAGAAGGTTACCCAGCGTTAAAATTAGAAGAATTAAGGTTAATTTTTGAAGGAATGAAAAAGGGCAACTACGGCAAATTTTATGAACGTTTAAAGCTTGCAGAAATAGAAGAAGCAATTAGAAAATATGAAGGCACAACAAAAGCAGACGTATTAGAAAAAATACACCAGCACAAAATAATAACAAGGGGTGTAGATGATGTAAGTAAAATAAAATATGAGCCGCAAAGTATGGCAGATTTAAGGCGTAAAAAATTTAAGGAGATTTACGGTAACTTTAAAATAAATGAATAATGCCAGATTTTAAATGTAAATGCAGTCCTAAAGAAATAATAGAGGTGCAAAAATGTACAATACGTTTTATTGATGGTAAGTGGGTAAATGATGTTATTTGCGACAAATGCGGCGCGCATATGGAGCAAGACACAAGCAAAGTTAAGTACGGCTTACCAAATTTTAGTAGCAATAAATATGGGCAACTATAAAAAAGAAGTAATTTTAATTGAGCTATGTAATGACATATTATTAAGCTGTGTATAATTGGGCTGAAAATAGAGTTATAGAGCTATGCGAAGCACTAAACTTAGAGCCTAAGAAAACAACGGCTATAGATGATAGCACTCACCATATAGATATAACAGTAATACTAGATAATAAACTAATAGGCATTGACGTAAAAGGCGCT